CACTTGCAGATGCGGCAGCAACACCAGCGCCTACTGAGGCATAGTGATGGACAGCGTTGAAAAGGAATTTGCTGTGCATGAGGCCGTTTGCGCTGAACGATACGCCGCGATAGAAAAGGCTTTTGTCGAAGGCGACAAGCGCATGACTCGCATTGAGTATCTGCTCTACATTGTGATTGGTGCGGTTCTATTAGGGCCAGGCTTTGTTGGCACAATGGTCAACAAACTCATAGGCGGGTGAAATTGATCCGATTAGCATCCTCTTTGCAGCAAACGCTTGTTTGGCGGGAATCACTGAGCTTTGCTCAATGTACCGAGAAAGCAAAACCAATTTCCTTGAAGTCAAAAGCACAGTCGAGGAAATTGTTGGAGATGCAAAAGCTGTTAGGTCTTGGTGGCAAAAGCTGTTTGGTGCAAAGCCAGCCGCAAGCACAAAGCCTGTGGCAAAAAAGAAAAAAGAAAAATTTGTTGCCTATGACGAAACTCAGGCAATGGCCGATATCGTCAAGCAGCTTTCTAAATTCTGGAGCTTGCAGGATCAGTTAGCTGCATATCTGCGCGATGAGGAGGAGAAAGCAAAGGTCTACGATCCAAGTGTCAGCAACGCTCAGATGATGGAAAGCGCCATGAATCGTGTCATGTGCCGCCAGCAGATGGAGCAGCTCTCAACAACAATTCGGGAAATAATGGTGTACCAAACGCCTGGCCTTGCCGATCTGTATTCGCAGACCTACGAAATGCGCGAAGTCATCTCAGAGGAACAGGAAAAAGCTAGACTCAAGCAGGAGGCCAAAAAGAGGGAAGAGCAGTGGCTACGCAAAGAGGAGGAAAGAAACCTACAAGCAAAGCTCGCAGCAGTGGTAGCGACTTCTATATTCCTCCTTTACCTATGGATGTGGTTGTTGTTCGTAAGTCATTGGGGGAAGAGATGATTGCTTGGATAGCCTGCTGTGTGTTGATAGCTCTCTTACTTCCCTTGGGCGCAATGCTGTATTTGGACATCTTGGAAACAAAGAATGAAGTCAAGCAAGAGATTGTTAAGGTTGAACGATTAAGACGGCAAGTGGAGCAGCAACAAAGGAAAGGAAAGAATGATGATTAAGCAGCTTGAAAAAGATTCGACCTACAACCAATTTGATTCAGACGGTGACGGCGTTGTCACTGATGCTGAACTGTCCCGATCAGAGCGCATGATCACCATTGAGAACATGGACAAGATGGCCGACCAGCAACGCATCATGGCGTGGGCTGCTTTAGTTGCGCCTCCTTTCATCATTGCTTTCATGGCATCAGAGTTTGTGACTCTGGAAAAGGTAAGCGCATTGAACGGTCTGGCGACCACCTACTGCGCCGCCATGGGTACGATTGTGGTGGCTTTCATGGCGGCACAAGCGTATGTGCGTGGCAAGGCTGAAGGATGAGTATCTTCAACCCTTGGGTGATCCTCGGCTTTGTCTTGGCAATGCTGTCAGCCTTTGGTAGCGGATACTACAAGGGCGAGAATGATGAGTCTCAGCGCCAGCAAGTCGAGATTGCCGAGTTAAACGCCAAGGCGCGTGAGACTGAGCAGGCGATGGCAAGGGTAGCGCAGACATACGGTGACACATTACGAAAGGCGAACAATGTTGCAAAGGCTAAAGAAAATCAGTTGCGTGCTGATCTTAGTAATGGCAGTCTCAAGCTGCGGCTTCCTGCAAAAGCGCCCAACTGCGCCGTTCCAGTGTCCGAAACCGCCACCGCTGCCAGCGGAAGTGACAGCGGAGAAGCAAGAGCCGAATCTAGTGGATCGGTTGATGTCGCTTCCGATCTTCTCCAGATCGCAGCCGATGGAGATGCCGCCATCAGAAAGCTCAACGCCTGCATCGAAACCTACGAAACCTTGAGGAACACCAAATGAACTTATCAGCCAATTTTTCTCTGCATGAGATGTGTAAGTCAGAAACAGCCCTACGCATGGGCTTTGACAATACGCCTGATGCAGAGGCCACCGAGAATCTGCGTCTGCTGTGCGAGAAGGTGTTGCAGCCGGTGCGTGACCATTACGGCAAAGGCGTGAAGGTGAACTCTGCCTATCGTAGTCCTGAATCTAATGCGGCTGTGAATGGCTCGAAGTCCTCAGACCATTGCAAGGGTATGGCGGCAGATATTGAGATACCTGGCGTTGCCAACGCCGACCTCGCACAGTGGATCATGGACAACCTTGAGTACACGCAATTGATTCTGGAGTTTTACACTTCCGGCATTCCCGACAGCGGATGGGTTCATGTCAGCTATGACCCGAACAACCTGAAAAAGCAAGAGTTGACTGCCACCAAGGTTGCCGGTAAGACCACCTACTTGAATGGCTTGGTGGCTTAAAACATGGCACTAAACCTTGATCAGCAGATTACACCGCCAACAGCGCCAAACCTTGGCTCGGCTGATGTTGCCTACGATCAGGGTTTCTTCACGCAATCCTTTGGCGGCCTGAATACCTACTTCAGCAAGCTCACAGCACTGTTCTCAGCGTTGTTCGGCAGGCGTGGTGGCAAGTGGATCAACAGTCCCTATGGCGCGTTTCAGGATGGCACAGATCAAGTGGCGGCCAATACGACAACGGCGTATGCCATCACATTTGACACCACCGACTTCAGCAATGGCGTTACCTTATCGAATTCGTCAAGGCTGAATGTGGCGCAGGCTGGAATCTACAACTTGCAATTCAGCATTCAATTTAAGAACACCACCAATGACGGCCAAGATGTGGATGTCTGGTTTCGCAAAAACGGCACAAACATTGACAATTCAAACAGCAGATTTCATCCTCCAGCAAGAAAAAGTGCTGGCGACCCATCTCACTTAATTGCTGCGCTGAACTTCTTTGTTAATTTGGCGGCCAATGACTATGTAGAGATCATGTGGCAAACAACGAATGTTGGTGTCAGCATTGAGCATTTTGCAGCCAGCAGCACACCCACTAGACCGGCAGTGCCATCAGTCATTGCCACCTTGTCATTCGTGTCCAATCTGTCAGTAGAAACAGCATAATTCAGCCATGGCACTCATTCCACTCAAAATCCCTGCTGGCGTGTACCGCAACGGCACAGAGTATCAGTCTGCCGGACGCTGGTATGACGCAAATCTGGTCAGATGGTACGAAAACACACTGCGTCCCATTGGCGGCTGGCGTAAGAAGTCAGCCACCGCGCTGACCGGTTTGTGCCGTGGCATCTTGACTTGGCGTACCAATTCCGGTGCGCGTTACATTGCCGCTGGCACGCAGTCCAAGCTCTACGCCATGGACGAAAACAATGTCATCAAAGAGATCACGCCAACAGGTATTGCGTCTGGCCGTGCTGATGCCGTCAGCGGCACAGGCTATGGGTACAACACTTATGGCTCATTCGCCTATGGTGTAGCGCGTCCTGATGCCGGTGCTATTGCGCCAGCCACCACATGGAGTTTGGACACTTGGGGCGAGTATCTGGTGGCGTGCGCCGACACCGATGGCAAGCTCTATGAGTGGCAGTTGGGATTCACAACGCCAACCTTGGCGGTTGCCATCACCAACGCGCCAACCGGCTGCGCTGCCTTGCTGTCCACTGCCGAGCGATTCCTGTTTGCTTTGGGTGCGTCCAGCAATCCGCGTCTGGTCAAGTGGTCAGATCAAGAGGACAACACAACATGGACGGCGGCAGCCACCAATCAGGCCGGTGACTTTGAACTGAACACTGTTGGCGCTCTGAAGTGTGGAAAGCGCGTCAGAGGCATCAATCTGCTGTTCACTGATGTCGATGTCCACACCGCGACTTATGTCGGCCTACCCTATGTGTACAGCTTTGAGCGTGCCGGTTCAGGCTGTGGCGTGATTTCATCTCAGTCTGTGGCGGCCATCGACTCTGCCGCCATGTGGATGTCTCGATCAGGATTCTGGACATTTGACGGATATGTCAAGCCAATGGCTTGCGATGTCTCTGACTATGTGTTCAGCAACATGAACTACAACCAAGCGTCAAAGGTCTACGCTGTCCACAACAGCAAATATGGCGAGGTCTGGTGGTTCTACCCATCAAGCGCAAGCAATGAAATCGATTCATATGTGATCTACAACTACCGCGAAAGCCACTGGAATATTGGCACTTTGGCGCGTACTGCTGGTGTTGACCGTGGTGTGTATCTCAACCCCATCATGGTTGACCCATCAGGCTACATCTACGAGCACGAGGTTGGCTTTGGCTATGACGGTGGCTCTGTCTATGCCGAGTCTGGACCATACGAGATTGGCGTGGGAGAGAACATCATGTCGGTGCGTCAAGTCATTCCTGACGAGCAGACGCTGGGCGAGGTGCAGATCAGCTTCAAGTCTCGGATGTATCCGACATCGACAGAAACGACACACGGCCCATATTCAGCGTCACAGCCCACAGATGCGCGGTTCTCCGGCCGTCAGGTCAAGATTCGCTACACAGGCGCTGTGCTGCAAGATTGGCGCGTTGGCGTGACCAGAGTCGATGCGGTGGCGGCAGGTAAGCGTTGATTGATTGGGAAGAGTTTGGGAGACTGCGCCATCATGTGGCTGCGGCACTAGAATACTCTGGAGGCAGTCACAGTGTTGAGGATATTGCTGAAGGCATCAGACAAGGCCATTTCCAGTTTTGGCCTGCTCTTGATTCAGTAATAGTGACAGAGATCATTGTCTACCCGCAGTTAAAGGATTTGCACTTCTTCCTTGCTGGCGGCGACCTAGATGAACTCCGATTGATGCAACCTATCATCGAATCGTGGGGGAAGAGTGAAGGTTGCAGCCGAGTGTCTCTCGCTGGCCGTAAGGGTTGGGAGAGATCATTTTTAAGAGACAGGGGATACGAGCCAAAGTGGTTCGTAATGTGCAAAGACTTGTGAGGTGACTTATGTCTAAGGGTGGAAGAAATCAAACGGTAACGCAAACAAACAAAATTGATCCAGAGGCGCGTGCGGCTTATTTGTCGAACTTAGATTTAGCGCGTTCTACCGCTGGCGGTCTTGGTGTTCAGCAATATGCTGGATTTGATCCGCGATATGAGGCTGGTGAAGCTGCTTTGTACGAGGCCAGCATGAAACCCTTTGGCGCTGAAGATATTCAAGCGTTCCAAAACCCATACGAGAATCAAGTCGTTCAGCAGTCTTTGCAAGACATTGAGCAATCTAGACAAATGGCGGCTTTGCGGGACGCACAGCAAGCTACTGCCGCCAAAGCCTTTGGCGGTTCACGCGCTGGCGTACAAGGCGCACTGACAAACGAGGCGGCATTGCGAGAAGCATCACGCACAGCATCTGGTTTGCGCTCTGCCGGTTATGGACAATCTGCACAGTTGGCAGCGGCAGCGCGCCAAATGAATATGCAGGGCTATCAAAACGCCATGAATCTTGGATTGACTAGACAGCAATACGCACAGATGAAGATGGATGCAGAGCGCAATCTTCCTTTGCAGCGTCTTGCGATTCAACAATCTGCTATGAGCGCACAGCCTGCAAATCTTGGATCGACATCAACATCAACTCAGCCGATGCAGCGTAATATTGGGTCTGGCATCTTAGGTGGTGCATTGGCAGGTGCATCACTTGCTGGAATGCCTGGCATGGCCGCCCTTGGACCATGGGGCGCACTTGGCGGTGCTGCACTTGGAGGCTTATTAGCATGAACTACCTAAACAACTTTTTTGGCGGTGGCAATGCCGCAGGTGGTATTCGTAAACCTGAGATGGGCGCTGGCATGGATTTTTATGGTGGTCAGCCGCCAAGCATGAATCTTGGCATGAGTCCATCGTCAATACCAACAAATGCATTTGCTGATCCAGCAACCGGCACAGGCCTTAAAGCACCATCATCGTTTGGGCAGATGCCTGCTGGCGGCATGAATATGCAAACTGCACTTGGCGCAATGCAATTATTGGGTGGGCTTATGGGTGGACAACAACAGCCGCAACCAGCGCCAATGCAGCCAGTGCAGTTGCCTATGGGCAGCAATCAGAGCTATGAAGATTTGATGAAGATGTACGGTGTACGCAGTGGCGGCTTACTTGGATGAGGTGAAAAATGACTGATGAAGAATTGCAACAGATGTTTGCTGAAACCGCAAGGATTAGAGAACTTGCTAATCCAGCGGCAGTGCCTTATTCCGACTTCCAAGTACCAACATCAAATGCTGCACCATCATCATTTGGATCAAACCTTGGCGGCTTACTGTTTGGCGGTGCTGACTCAGGCATGAATGAGTATTTGAGCAGAGATCAGCAAAAGGCTATGCAGAATCAGGCGCTGATGAGCGCCGCCATGTCGCTGCTCAAGAACAGCGGATGGACTACGCAACCTGTTTCCTTTGGTCAGGCACTTGGTAGCGCGTATGAGGCTGGCACTGCCGGTTATCAAGGCGCACAAAAGAATGCTATCGAGCAATTGATGACCAAGCAGAAGCTGGATGAGTACAAGCGAAAACAACAATTGCAACAAATGTTGACGCGGAATCTTATTGGAGATCAAGCACCGCCAGCCGTTGCAGCAGAGCCTCAAACAGCGTTTCCGAGGGTTGGCGAAACCATCAGCCCACTCCAATCTCAACTTATTGGCGGCTTGCCTTTTGGACCGACTAATGCTCGCCAAGCATTGATTGGTCAGCAGATGCCAGAAGGAGTTGGTCTACCATCATTGCCAGAAGTTACGGTATCCAACAAGCCCAAGCCACAGCAAGATATTTTTGGTTCTTTATCGCCTCAACAAAAATTGTTGGTGGCAATGAATCCTGACGCTATGCTGCCAAAGGTGTTTGAAGAAAGCATGAGGCGTGAGAGTTTTGAAACCATTACTGGTCAAGATGCTGCCGACCTCGGACTTGATCCTCGCGGAAAATATCAGATCAACAATAGAACAAATCAGGTCAGCACGGTGCAAGCGCCTAGTGATGAGTACGAGATTGTGAGTGGTGCAAGTGCCGTCAAGGTTGGTTTGCCTGGCGTTGGTACTTACCAGTTGAACAGAAATACAAAACAAGCCACGCTGGTTGGAACTGCTGAAGGCGCATTCGGTGGCGGCACAACTGGCTTGGCTTACAACATATTGTTGACCGAAGACCCAAGCAGCGCCAAATATGCTTTGGCGTATCGTGAGTTGAGCAAGCCAGTGCCAACCGAACGGGTTGGGCCTGACGGCTCTATTCGAACTGTGTATACACAGCCTGCGCCTCTTCCACCATCATTTCCACCGCCAAGCTACAAAGGCAAAATTCCTACGCCATCAACAACGCCAGCAACTATTGTTCAGCCAAGTGCTGTCAGTACGGCTGCGCCAGCTAGAAGAACAGTAACACCTCCGGTTGTTGCGCCTGCTGATGGTGCTGTCGCAGTCCCATTGGCTGCTGGTGTTAAGTCAACGCCATTTGCGCCAAGACCAGAAGAGATTTCAAAGTCAAGGGAAGCAATAAAAGCTGCCGTTGACTTTGTAGCTGCGCTTGAAAAAATAGAAAATGTCGTTTCTCAAGAAGGAATGCAACTTGGTGGCATTGGATCGAAAGGCGCTACACAAACAGCAATTTATGAAGATTTGCTGACCAAAGCAAGAAAAGCGGCAGAGCTTGGCGTATTAAACAAAGAAGATTTACCAAGATTACAAGCCCAATTAAGTGACCCAACAAACCTTTCAACATACATAAAAGGTCTTGGCGGTCCAAGCTATTTCTTTGCTCAAACAGGTGAAATGAAAGATCGCATGATTCAAGAAGCAATGAGAACAAATCTACAGTTTGGTCAACCGATCATGCAGTTGCCTAAATCATTTAGTGCACCTAGACCAGCTCCAGCTCCAGCTAGACCGCCAACGCCTCCAGTAATTCAAGAATTACTAAAACTATATCCAGGAAGGAGTCAATAATGGCTGAACCAACTATTGACGATCTGTATAAATCTTTGCAAGCTGCTGATGCGGCTGGTGATAGGCAGGCGGCTCAAGCCTTGGCCGACTACATCAGGTCATTGCAAGTACCAACGCCAAGCGAAAAACAGATTGAAATGACTACTGGTGCGCCTTTAGGTGTAAGGGCTGCTGTCGGCTCTTCCACCACCAGTGAAGATAAGTTGGCAACGCTAAAGAAATTCTTTCCTGACGCACAGCCATACGACAAAGACAACTTCATCTATACCGATCCAAAGACCGGTAGGCCAACACTGATGAATGAAAAGAATCCTGTACTCTTTGGCGTGCCTTTGCCCACTATGGGTGATATTGCTGGCGCTTTGCCAGAGATTTCAGAGTTTGTTGGTGCTGGTACTGGCGCTGCTCTTATGTCACCATTTGGACCGGCAGGCATGGTTGCTGGCGCTGGTACTGGTGGCGCAGCATTCAAGAAGCTGTACGAGATGGGTATGCAATATGGCGGCCCATCAGTTGAAACCAGAGGCGGTGCAGAGCAAGCCACTGGAGTCACAAAAGATATTTTGCTAAACGCTATTGGTCAGCGTGGTGGACAACTTGCGGAGAAGTATCTGCCGCAATTGCTAACACCAATCCAACAAAAGCTGATGGGACTGCGCCAAGGCATACCGCAAGCAGCATCAAGACTCGGCATCAAACTGCCTGCCGGTGTCGCTACGCAAAGTCCTGCTGTGCAGCGTTTGGAGGCTGGACTCGCGCAAACGCCTGGCGGCGCTCAAGTCATTGCACCAAGGTACGAATTGATGCAAGAGCAGATGGGTACTGCATCAAGAAATATTGCCGAAGATATTTCTAGAGCAAGCAAGACACCTACACCGCAAATATTTACAGAAAAAGGTGGACTTGGAAAATTCTTACAAGAAGGCTCTCAAGCTGCTGGTAAAAGATTTGAGGAAAGACGCGAACAGATTGATGACATTGTGGCAAACGCTGTTGGCTCACAAAACCGATTCCCAGCAACAAACACAGCCCAATTGGTTGCTCAACTTCAAGCTGAAATTGCCAAAAGTCCACAAACACTTGGACCAATTTATCAGCCAGTCATTGATCGCGCCATGCGTGTTGTGTCTGATGCCCAATCTGGGTTTGGTGGTGTTCCATTTGCTGCGCTTAGAAAAGAGCGAACAAGCATTGGAAAAGATTTAGCCCGACCAGATATTTCTGGTCTTTCAGACACATCAAATTTTGCGCGTTTGTATGACGCATTGCGTAAGGATGTGGTGGCTGCGGCTAATCAGTCTGGCGACATTGCAAGCCGAGCAATCAAATTGCATGATCGATATGTACGGTTCAATCGTGAAGTCAATCTGCCTGCACTACAAAAAATCGTAGATCAAAATCTTGATGTGAATGCCGTCAACTTTGCGATGGCAGGCACAAAAGATGGCATGGGTAGACTTCAACTGTTGATGCGTAATTTCAGACCAGAAGAGCGAGACACATTGGCCGCATCAGTTTGGCAACAGCTTGGCAATGCAAAAGCTGGCATGAAAGAAGGCGTAGATGTAGGGGCTGACAGCTATGAATTCAGCGCCAATACATTTTTGACAAACTGGAACAACTTAAGCGACAGCGCAAAGCGAGTCCTGTTCTCTGGCGAGAGATACCGAAACATCATTCCATCCATCAATGACTTGGTTAAAGTAACTACAGGTGCGCGTGAAGCTGGCAAGGCCGTCAACACATCTAACACTGCTGGCGCTCAGATGGTTACATCAGCCTTATTAGGCGCTGGTGGTTTGGTTGGCGGTGGAGTTGGTGGCGATATGACGCAAGCACTTGTAGGCGGTTTATCTGCCCTGAGTGGACTTGTCTTGACCAGCAACACAGCAGCCAAGCTATTGGAAAGCCCAAGATTTATTCGATGGGTTTCTGACACCAGTAAATTGGTTGCCAACAATCCCAACACACTGACAACACAAATCGCAAAACTGTCGGCAATTGCAACAGCAGAGCCAGGCATGAGCGATGCGATTGAAGCGTATTACAAACAAATCAAACCAATTGCTGCCGAAGTGCGTAGAGCGAGGTAATAAATGGCAACCTACCTAGACTATCTGACCGGCGCTGGAGAGACTGCTGCAACCCTTGGCAGCGGTGCGCTGGCCGGTTTGCTTGGTATGCCCTATGGCGTGTACAAGGGAGCGACCAGCGGCAAGCTGGGTACGCGAGAGGCTAACCGCATTGCTGAGGCAGAGGCAAAGCGTGTCATGCAACAGTACACCTATCAGCCCCGCGGTCAGGTTGCGCCAGAAATGTTGCAAAGCCTTGGTGGTCTGCTTGAGGCAAGCAAGCTGCCGCCAGTAATTCCAGAGGCTGCGATGCTGGCATCAATACCGCGTCAAGCTGTGGCCGCGCAAGCTGAACGCACTGGCATGGCCGCTGAACGCGCTATCACGCCAATGGTTAATCAAACAATGCAGCGTGGTGGGTTTGGCGCTGGTCTGCTTGGTGACTTGGCGCAGGGGACTACAAGCAATGTGTATATACCTGTCACACCTAAGAAGCCAAATCCGATAGTTGGTACAAGATATCAAACTCGGCAATTGCCTGGCATTGTTCCGAGACGAAAAGTTGATTACGAACAAATGCGTGGCGGCAGCATTTTTACATACCCAACTGATCAACTAAGTCGCAATGTCGAAGTCACCAATGTCAGCGACATACCACTTGGAAACAATTCGTTTGTCACGCCAGGCGGGTTGATGTACATGATGGATGAAAACAATATTAGACGCAATATTGGATATGCCTCCGGTCAGGCACAGGCTATGTCGCAAAATAATCGAGCCTTGCAGGCTATAGAAGAAAACCTAAAGATGGGCGGTACTGGGCGCGTATTTATGGCCCCACACACAATGCCGCCAGGTGGCGAGAACTTCTCAACTGGTCCAACGCTTGGGCTTTTATCATTGATTGATGCAACAAACCCAAGTCCCAAATTATTGAATCAAATATCAGATCAGATGAGGGCAAAGACTATTAAAGGTAAGCCTGGTAAATACAAAGACTTTGTCGGATTGAATGATCCAGCATCGCGTTTGCAATTACTGACTGGAGAAGGTTTGCCTGTCGGTAGCGCAGGAGATTTGCGTAAAGTATTTGTGGAGAAGATGAGTAATGTTGGCGCAGAGCAAGGTCTTGGATTTAACTATCCCGATCTGCAAAACGCGATGCTTGATCCAAATGTAATGTACAAACAACCATTTTTGATGGGTGACTCAATCTTTGAGGCATTACCAAAATTGGGAATTTCACGCGGTGCTCATGGCGCATATGGATATGACATTCCTGGCGTGTTCTTAGGAAACACTAGGGGCGCACCAATCAGCGAATTTATGCAACCCTTGTACAACCAAATTTTGCCAACGCAAATGAACAAGCCTGGCTCAGATATAAAAAGAGCAAGTCTAGAAGATTTGTTTGTCAATTATCAATTCCATGGCGACATCCCCGCTGGTAGAACATATGCAGACCCAAACCAATTAACTCGCGGTGTGCTGTCCACTGCCGGCAAAGGTATCTCCATGTTCATGGATGACAAAGAGATAGCAAGACTCAAGCGTCTTCTTGGGGATCAGTGATCATAATTATGTAGTGCTCAAGAGCGCGGATTGCTTCATTGACAATTGCCTCTTGTTCTGGCGCAGATAATTTGAGGATGCCGTCATCTGGCTGCACATCAATATTGATACCGTAGTCAGGTATCAGTTGAACATCTAAAGTTATCTTCATCATCTATCCCCAAACAGTGCAGCCACCAGCGGATCGCGCCTCGGCTTTAATCTCTTACCTCTTTCCCTTGCCAAGCGGAAAGCCTTATCGTCCAATGACTCACGCGCTCTGAATCGGCGTAGTCTCTCCACAGGTGTCAGCGGTGGCGGCTTGACAGCATCAGTGCCAATTCCATAACTGTACACCGCCACCAGCACATTGCCTGATCTGCGCCACTCCTGAATGTGGACCGTGCCAGCAAGCCGCAGACGGTTGATCATCTGCTGCGCTGAACGCTCGGTGCAGTACACCTTACGGCCAAGCTCTGGCGCTGTGCAGGCGGTGCGTTGCAGCAGATCAATCACTCGCGGTAGTCTTGCAGATTTCAAGTGTTCTTCTCTCGAATCTTGGCTTGCAAAGCCTCCCCAAAGGCAAGCTGTCCTTCCATCTGATGACCACCGCGATGTTCCTTTAAAACTTCAAAATAAACATCTTGCATTTGCGTGCGAGTTAGGTCTACCCATGTGCGCTGTGGTGTAGGTGGTGGCTTATCGGGGCAATCTTCACACTTTGTCTTGCAGCCGTTCATCTTCATGCACCAAGGCTCTTGCTCTGGCTGTGCCAAGGCTTTGGCGGCTACCAGTTTGGCAAGTTTTATAGCCAACGCAGTCCCGTTTTCATACGCAGGTAAATCAATATCAAAGCCAGCTTGTTTAGCCATCTCAATGATTTCATCCTGTGTCATTCCTGTGCCCTCCTTTTATAGCTCTCTGTCAGCATCTGCTTAAGCCACTTGGATGCGCCAAGCCTCTTCCATTCCTCATACTGCCATGTCGTCAGCTTTGCGCCAATGCGCTTTTGTGAGGTGGTCAATTCACTCTTAGGTCTAGGCATTTACTTGTCCTCTGTCTTGTCTAGTAAAAAATTGACGATGCAAAAAAGCACCAGCAGCGTGATGGCAATACCGATCAAGCCGCCAAGCACAAATGTGATTACTGTCTCCATTGAATTCCTCCGAGTCAAAGTAAAACAGTGCCAGCACCGCCAGCACTAGGATGATGATCTTCACTTCTGGACCGCCAGCAACTCCATCTCAACATCTTTCACGCGGTCACGCAGTATGGTGACCTCATGCTCAAGCTCGGTGATCTTGCGCTGCATACGCTCTCTGGTCATGTTCTCCGCGTGCGCCCAACCGATCAACGTACCCTCGGTCACAGCCTTGCGTGCAAGCGTGGCAAAGTCATCGCGGGAGAGAAATCCACCGCCCACTTCCATGGGTGGCGTGAAACGGTTAACTGCGCGGTCAATCTCAATTTGCATAGTCTGTGACATGGTTTTCTCCTTGTGGTTGATTGTTCCAAGCCTGCACTAACAGGCTCGCGTTGTAGGGGATTGGTGTGACGGTGGACAGGAATAAGCCCTTGCCGCGCTGTTTACGCCCCCATGCGTCTACGGCATTGGTGTTCTTCAATTCGTTGCGCTTGACAGCGGCGTAGACCGTGTTGGGCTTGAATCCAGCCTCCACCAGATCGGACATGGTCCGAGGTTCTTGGCAGTAGTCTTGCAACTCAGTCATGCCTCCCTCGCTTTCAACATTGCGTCTGCATACTGGTAAGACGCAACAGCTACTGCATCTGCGGCACGCTTTCCAGCATCAAAATTGAAATCGGCTGGGTAGGTGAAGTCAGGATGCCACCCCCTTGCTGAGACATATCCTTGCAAAGCCTTTGCCGCAAAGTAGTCACGCAATGTCATGCCTTGGTCTATCACGGTTTTTTTGCTGTTGTTGTGGCCGTTGTAATCGTCTGGCTCTTCATGGCTTGTTGGAAATGCTGGTGGGTTGTTCACGATGACCACCATGCTACGAGCAGTGCGGCCAAGCCAACGCCAATGACAAGGCACAGCAGATAGTCCAGAGCAGCCTCTGCGCGTTTGGACAGCTTGCGGTGTGCCTCTACCGTGAATGCGTGTTGTGTGTGGTTCATAGGACTCCTTAAAGATGGGGGACGATGCCCCCTTGGGTTGATTAAGCTGCGGCTCTCTCTTCAAAAAAGCGCTTTGACTCTGTACCTTGATCGATGTAAGCGTCAGAGCCGTAAGCTGGATCGACTTCAAACCAGCATGATGCTGTCAAGGCTTTACCTGATGCCAAGGTTGCATTAACTTTGGCGGCCAAATCTTCAACGATTGTCTTGGCAGTCTCACGAATATCAGCAAAATTAACTTCGCCAGTTTCTTCGCACTCCACAACTTTTACGCCAGGAAAAGTTTTTTCGTGACGAAAGCGGCGACCAGCTGCATTCTCAATCAGGACATAGTATTTTTCAGCGATGAAAGGGTGACCGTCACAAGCGAGACCGGCTTCGTAAAGGTCAGATACTGCATATGCTTGGTAAGTTGCGTTCATTTCGTTTTCCTTAGAGTTGCGTTATTGAGGAATTGATAATATCACATTTACCGAACTTGTCAAATCACCTACAAGTTAGTCAAGTATTCTATCATCTACAATGTGGGTTGCTGGTTCATGCTTCCAGCAGTTGCCTTTGGGGATCGGTTCGCTGATCCCCTTTTTTGCCTGTACACTTGACGCTTTCCACAAAACATGGTTAACATTCTAGACATGAAAATCGCACAGCAAGCAATTCTGGACATAAAAAACAAGGTGGAGTCTGCCGGATTCAAGATGTCTGACCTCTCTCGCGTGTCAGAGATCAATCAGGCGCAGATCAGTCGCTGGCAGAACGGCATCACAGAGCCACTCTACAGCACCGTCATTCGCTTGGATGAGGCCGCCAATGCGCTGGTGTCAGCACGCATGACCATACTGAACAAGGCCATGGAAGAGGCCGTCAAATGAGCAAATACAGCATTGGCATCGATCCTGGTCTCTCTGGCGCAATCGCCATCATCTCGACTGAGAGCCTCAAGATATTCGATATGCCAACCATGACGGTTGAGCGCAACGGCAAAGCCAAACGACAGGTCAGCGCCAGCGAGTTGGCCGAGATGCTCTACCTGTACTCCGGCAGAGACTGTCATGCCTACTGCGAGCGCGTAGGAGCAATGGCGGGCCAAGGCGTGACAAGTGTCTTCAGCTTTGGCCGCAGCTTTGGCATGATTGAGGGCATTCTGGCCGCGTTCAAGATGCCGGTTACCTTTGTACCGCCAGCGACTTGGGTGAAGGCCGTTGGCCGTGGACAGGGTAAGGATGCCAGCCGCGCTCGCGCCATGGAACTCTTCCCATCAGATCAAGATCAATTCAAACGAGTCAAAGACGATGGCCGCGCTGACGCTGCGCTGATTGCCCACTGGGGGTCACGCCATGCAGGATAAAGAACGACAGATATTGCGTGAGCACATCGTCTGGCTTGGCACTCAACTGGAACAGCAACGCAAAGCCAATCAGGACAAGATCGTATTACTCAAGCGCATCCTCGATCCGGAAGACCTCGGCCATGCAGTCAGCCACGAGGTGCGACAACTGGCTTATCAACTGGTCATCAATGACCATCATCTAGAAAGAGACACATGGCAATCAAACAAAGAAGGTTAAGACCGTCAGCTTCATCGCGCTGGATAGCGTGTCCTGGCTCGGTGAAGCTCTGCGCTCAAGTACCGCAACGCCCATCAGGTGAGGCCGCACAGCGTGGCACAGCCATTCACGCGCTGGCCGAGACTTGCTTTCAACTCGACACCGACCCCATGAAGTTTGTTGGTGAAACTATTGAAGGCGTGACTCTGGACGCTGACGATTGTCAGATGGCCTTGGACTACTTGAATGAGATTTGGCACATTGAAGTCAAGACCGAGCGCATGAATGTCGAGTATCCGGTTAAGTACCAGAGCAAAGAATACATAGAGGTTGGCGGCACTGCCGATGTTGTTGGCTACTCAATGTTTGCAGGCACTGTTTATGTCGTAGACCTCAAGACCGGCAAGGGCTATGTGTCTGAGGACTCTACCCAGCTCAAGATATACGCGCTGGCTTACACGCAGGGCATGAGCCGCGATTGGATAAAAGAATTTCAACTCACCATTGTTCAGCCCTACTCTGGCGAGCCTCGCACACTGGTGATGACAGCAGCCGATATGTGGGAGTGGGAAGAGAAAGTCTTGCGGCCTGCAATGATCGCCACCCAACTCGATGATCCACCTCTGTATATGTCTGAGTCAGCTTGTCAGTGGTGTGACGCGAAGACCATTTGCCCTAAACAGCAACAGCAATTCGATGTCGTGGCCAAACAACAGGACATCACCAAGCTGGACAAAGAAGAGATCGCAGAGGTGATGAAGACGCTCACACCGGATCAGATCAGCGCCATTCTGGACAAAGCCAATCATGTTGAGAAATTCATTGAGGCCGTCAAAGAGCACGCATTGCAGTCCATGGAGAAGGACGGCATGGTGCTGCAAGGCTGGCAGTTGCAACCCAAACGCGCAACGCGCAAGTGGTTAGATGGCGACAAGGCAGCCGACAAGCTGGCCGAGTTGGGACTTACCCGAATTCAAATATTCGACACGACACTAATTACTCCAGCGGCAGCAGAGAAACTGCTACCAAAGGAAAACAGAGTTATCTTGGACGATCTCACGGTCAAGATATCAAGTGGACTCACACTTGCGAGAGATCGCAGTCTGAGTCAATAATGCAACCCCTGAACTTTAGAAAGCAAAACGCAAAATGCTAAACCTCTCATCTGCTGGCGGCTCTGGTAACTACATCCGCTTCTCTCCCCAAGCCAACGCTTGGACAAACAATCTTGGCGAGGAAATCCAACTCAAAAAGGTTGTGTTCGACATCAATGATGTGCAAACCGGCTGGCTACAACTCGGTGTAGGTATCCGCGATTGGCAGGCCGATGCAACGCTTGGACGCAAAGGCGCACAGCCAACACCGGATCACAAGCGTGGATTCATCATCAAGTTTTACAACAAGGAAATCGGCTTGGTGGAATGGTCATCCAACGGCGTAGGTCCTAACATGGGGCTTCAAGCTCTATACGAGGCGTGCGCGGCACAGCAAGCCGCCAATGCTGGCAAGTTGCCTGTGCTGGAATACATTGGCTCTAAACTGGAAAAGATCGGTAAAGGCACTACGCGCATTCCAGCGTTCGCAATCATCAGTTGGATTGATCGTCCCGCTGGCATGGACGCTGAAGGTGCGGATCACTCTGCGCCATTTGCTGCTCCGGCTGCCGCACCAGTTGCACCACCAGCGCCAGCGAAGAGCGTGATGGCCGCAGCAGTGGCTGATGACGAAATGTTTTAACTGATCGGCTTTAAGCACCGCTGGGTAGCACCAGCGGTTTTTTTTCCTCTAAAAAATACAACATGAAATATCTCTCACTTTGCAGTGGTATTGAGGCGGCAACAGTAGCATGGCATCCCCTTGGATGGGAGGCAGTAGCGTATTCAGAGATCGAAAAGTTTCCATCTCAGGTGCTGGCGCACCACTACCCACAAACGCCAAACCTTGGCGACATGACGAAATTTAAGGAGTGGTCAATTGAATCAAATGTCGATCTTCTCGTTGGAGGAACTCCCTGCCAATCATTCTCAGTCGCAGGACTCAGAAAAGGATTGGATGACCCGCGTGGCAACCTCATGCTTACCTATCTTGCCATTGCTAAACAACATAGCCCCAACTGGTTGGTCTGGGAGAACGTCCCCGGCGTTCTGTCCTCCAATGGAGGACGGGACTTTGGCAGCTTCCTTGGAGGGTTGGCAGAATGCGGGTATGGGTTCGCATACAGGGTGCTTGACGCTCAATACTTTGGAGTGGCACAGCGCCGCCGCCGTGTGTTCGTTGTCGGATACCTTGGAGACTGGCGATGTGCCGCAGCGGTTCTTTTTGAGCGCCACAGCCTGTCAGGGAATCCTGCGCCGAGCAGAGAAAAGAGGGAAGACCCTGCCAAGTGCCTTACACGAGGCGCTGGCCAGCGTTACGACTTTGAAACAGAAGACTTGATTCCAGCCTACGGCATACCTGGCAACTGGATTGGACGCAAGCCTGAGAACGGCGGCAACGCCACAGAGCCGATGCATGACATTGCACCATGTCTCACTAAGGCTGATCAGCATGGCGTGGCGCAACCCATCTGCCTGATGGATCAAGGCGGTAGCGTGATGAACATTGAGCACGACATGACAGGAACTCTTAGGCGTGAAACGCATGGGCATGAACCTATCGTGATGCAACCTATTCCATCCAGCGCCCAAACGGCATGGTCAATGAACTTAATGTCTCCTGGCCGTAAGGTTCGCGAAGATCATGGCGTTGGCGCTCTTACACAACAATGCCATTGTCCTACACAAGGAAATGAAGCAGTAGTAATTCAACAAGCCATGGCAGTGCGCCGACTCACGCCAAAGGAATGCGAGAGACTCCAAGGCTTTCCCGACAACTACACCGACATCCAAGCCAAGGGCAAGCCAACGCCAGACGGTCCAAGGTACAAGGCCTTGGGCAACAGCATGGCAGTGCCTGTGATGGCGTGGATCGGACAACGCATCGAACAAGTAGAGGCAATATGCAAGCAGAACAAATAGCCAAGACGCTGGGCAACGCAAAGAAAGCAAACGGTCAGTGGGTGGCGAGTTGCCCTGTACCGAGTCACGGCAAAGGCAACGGCGACAAGAATCCATCACTCAGCATCGACATCAATGATGAGGGCAAGCCTCTCTTCCACTGTCATGGTGGGTGCAGCCAAGAGGATGTCTTTCACACCATCAGAGCATTGAACTTGCTACCGGAACTCTTGGAAAGACCAGACCCACTCGCCAACATCAGACCAATCCCAAAGGTGGAATTCCAGCAGGAGTGGATTTACACCGATGAAGACCGTCAGCCGGTATTCGTTAAGCAGCGGCTGCGCGTAGGGGAGTCAGGCAAGACATACCGTCTGTACAAGATTGACGAGGCAGGCCGAAAGCAGAGCACGCTGTCAGACGCACGCATCGTTCCCTACAACTTACCCGCGCTGCTGGACGCGAAGACCGCAGGCAGAAACATCTTCCTAGTTGAAGGCGAGAAGGCGGCAGACGCGATCAAGTCAATTGGCATGATCGCCAGCACCGCGCACACTGGCGCTGGAAGCTGGCCTGCCGCCATCACAGAATACTTTGCTGGCGCTCAAGTGATCATCCTGCCCGACAACGATGTGGCCGGCTGGGGCTATGCCTACAAAGCGGCAGAGGCAATATTGCCCATCGTCAAGTCACTCAAGGTAGTTGACCTCGGTCTGCAAGGCCAAGGGGACGATGCCTACGAATTCATCGAGGAGGGCGGCGGCAGGGATAAACTGGTGGCGCTGGTCAAGGCGGCAACCGTCATCACATCGTTGGATCAGCTAACGATGCCCGAACGGTTGAATCCAATTACCAAGTCATGTACACAAAACGAGGAAATGTGTACAGATCAACTGGATCATGTACAGAAAACAGCAGAAATTGAACATGAGTTTGCGGCAGAGCCAGCAGCACCACCAAAGCCGACAAAGCAAATCGCCATCGAGCACTGGGACTCGATACAAGATGAGCCGGTCAAGTGGCTGATCCACAGTGTGATTCCGGTGGGCGCGTTTACCGCCTTATATGGACCGCCAGGCTCATTCAAGTCCTTTATCGCGCTGGACATTGCCGAGTCAATCGCCACCGGCCGCACTTGGATGGGCAACGAAGTCACAGAATCCGGCGCTGTTTTATATATAGCCGGTGAAGGGTTCGGGGGAGTCGGTGCGCGGATCAAGGCGTGCAAGCAGCACCATCAGACAGAGGACGGTGCGCCAATCTATGTGATCAGACACCAGCTAAACCTCAGATCAAGTGTGGAGGACTTCAACGCGCTGATGGTGGCCGTAGAGACGCTGGTTATGGAAACTGGCATGGACTTTAAGTTGATCGTTGTGGATACGCTGGCGCGAGCGTTTGGCGGTGGAGATGAGAACTCGGCCTCAGACATGATGCAGTTTGTGGTGACCTGTGGACGCATACAGCAGATCGTGCAAGGCGCTGCGCTGATGATTCTGCATCACAGCGGCAAGGACTCAGCCAAGGGAATGCGGGGATCGTCTGCGCTCTTAGGGGCTGTGGATACCGAACTGGAGTTGATCAGGTTTGAGGATTCTATGAAGGGCATCATCAGAACCGCCAAGCAAAAGGACGGTGAAGATGGGACGCGCTACGGCTTTGAGATGGTCAAAGTCGAACTGGCAGCGCCAGCCGGATCACTGCAAATCGGTGACCCAATGACCAGCTTGGCGGTGCAAGCGTCAGATTCAGCCAAAACAGATCACACAAAGATGACTGAGAAAAAGCCACCAGCCAACAAAGATGGTGGCAAATGGCAGCCATATGAGTTGCCAGCACTATATAGGGCAATTAAGAACAAAGGATTCACTGATGTAATAGATGGCGTAAGCCTGAAGGTGGTCAATATTGATGACTGGAAAGAAGAATTGACGCTACAAGCCAGTGCCTATGACGCTACAAAGACGCAAATCAGTAACGCAATTTGGACAGCAAAGGGGAGACTTAAAACTAAAAAATTGGGTGGACATCACGGCAAAGTCGCATGGCTTAACCAAGATGTTTTGACAAAAATGGCAAGTGAGGCGGCTTACAAATTCAACAATCAGCAATCAGAAGCGATCAGAAGCGATCAGAAATCAGACGCTTCAGATGATCAGAAATCAGAATCGGAAACGAGAGTCTATAAGACTCGTAGTTTCTGATTGTTCTGACGGCTGCTTCAGTAAATTTAGACAAGGATAAAAAAGATGGCAACAAAGAAAAGCTCAAGACAGCATCCAGTGGCGGTGAGTCCAAGTCCACAGGCAGATGCGTGGACGGTTTATGTTCAATCCAAGTTGGTGGAGTTGGAGGCCGCCAAAGCGGTCAGCGACAGGAAATGGGGAGAAAATCGACTGATTACTTTAGTAGACAGTGAACTCAGAGAGAAATTCTGGATTCAGAACAGCAGATTGCACCAAGCGATTGGCGCAAAGGATCGTGCGAAGTTTGATTCCAGTTTGGCGGGAATGGTCCGAGCGTATGCAGTGCTCGATCAGTGGGCAGCCGATCAAGGCATGAGTCCAGCCAGCGACAGCATTCCGAGGATTGAGTGGGAGATGCAGTCAGGTCAGGTTATGGTGATTGTCAGAACGGTCAACGAGACTCTGGCTATGCAGCGCGAGAGACAGGAACTGGACAACAAGTGTATTTGGAGCATGGAAGAGTTGGAGGTGATCTTCAACGATCCCTTTGTGCAGCAGGTCATTGCTGTCAAAACGTTTGATCCAACAGCAAAGGTGGTCAGCTTCAAAGCAAACGAGAAATTCGGTGGACAATCAGGCTTTGATGATTTAGAAAACGATCTTCATGCATTTGAAGGCGGTCAGCCAGAAATGAAATTCAACAGCAAACAAGCGGAGAAATACAAACATGGAACAAATTAAACGATTAGCGGACTTGATCAAGTCACTGGTACTGGACATCGTCCAGCGCGTTAAAACAGCTTTAAAGCGGGTCTGAGCGTGGCAGGAAGGCCGAAATTCAGGGAAGACATGGCATTGCTTGAGGATTTGCCCGATGACATGATTGTGTCCATGTTCGAGGCTGGCAAGTCGCAGACGCAGATTTGCTATGAGCTTGGCATCGGGCGCAGGGCGCTAGAGCAATGGATCGAAGATACCGATCCCTCTATAATTGCGCGTGCGCGCGCGAAAGCCGCCGATAAACTCGCGGTGGAGACTCTGGACATTGCTGACAGCATGGCCGACAGCAACCCGCAGCGCGATGTCCAGCGCATCCGAACTAGGCAATGGCTGGCCGAAAGGTGGGATCAGAAGACTTATGGCTTACAAAAAGCCGCCTCGGTAAACATCAACATCCAAGACCTACGCATGGCGGCACTGCGCCATGTCGAGGTTGTTGATGACTTATCCACAGAAAATCGCAATGGTTGAGCACATTGGCCTGTGCATAACTGCAAAGCGCCTGCAAAACGAGCAGAAACAGGCCAGTTATCCACATTTGACTTAACATAATGGACATCGTGTTAAATGGATATTGTAAGCAATCTGTAAGAAAGCATATGAATCAATGACTTACGCTGAAAAGATATCCACAGGCAGAATCAACTGTCAAGTGGCCGCGGTGACCGGCCTGCTGGCTGGCGCGGCGCGATGCCCCCCCCTTGCGATTTGCGGCGGGGGCGGTTGATGACGCAACCGAACACCTACCGAAATGACTGACCCGACCCCCACCACCCCCACCGCGAAAAAGCGCGTCCCGAAAAAAAATTCCGAGGACTTGCTGACGAATAACCCTTTTGTCGAATTCGTCAAGCTGTACAAGAATAACCCTGTCCTGTTTGTTAAGGAAGTCCTTAACACCGAGCCTGACCCTTGGCAAGTGGAATTCTTGAATCACATCGCGTCAGGCAGCAGACGCATCAGCGTGAGATCGGGCCACGGTGTCGGCAAGTCCACGGCTAGTGCCTGGGCGATGATCTGGTATCTGCTGCTGCGCTTTCCGGTCAAGGTGGTGGTGACAGCGCCCACCAGCAGCCAGCTCTACGATGCCTTGTTTGCCGAGGTTAAGCGTTGGGTAAAGGTGCTGCCGCCAATGCTGGCCGATATGTTGGATGTGAAACAGGACCGTATTGAGGTGATTGGCGCAAACGAGGAGGCGTTTATCTCAGCGCGTACATCGCGTGCCGAGCAGCCCGAAGCCTTGCAGGGTGTCCACAGCGATCATGTGATGCTGGTGGGAGATGAGGCATCCGGTATACCTGAGAAGGTGTTCGAGGCGGCATCTGGATCAATGTCCGGCCACAACGCCGTCACGCTACTACTGGGAAACCCTGTGCGTTCCAGCGGATTCTTCTACGACACGCATAACCGATTGGCGGGAGATTGGGTGACGATGAAGGTGTCCTGCGCCGACTCGCCGAGGGTGAGCGAGGCGTACATCGAGGAGATGAAGTCGCGGTACGGTGAGGAGTCCAACGCCTACCGAATCCGCGTGCTGGGTGAGTTTCCAAAGTCTGACGAAGACACGGTGATACCGATGGAGTTGTTGGACTTGGCGATGAATCGGGATGTGGTGGCCTCGCCTTACGCGCCACTGGTCTGGGGCTTGGATGTGGCACGCTTTGGCTCTGACCGTTCGGCGCTGTGCAAACGCCGTGGGAACGCGGTGACAGAGCCGATCAAGACATGGAAGAACTTAGACCTGATGCAGTTGACCGGTGCGGTGGTGGCCGAGTACGAGGCTTTGGCGCCAAGCGACCGTCCAACCGAGATACTGGTGGACAGCATTGGTCTTGGCGCTGGCGTGGTTGACCGTCTGCGGGAGTTGAAGCTGCCGGCCAGAGGCATTAATGTCGCGGAGTCACCGGCCATGGGCGGTACTTACCGCAATCTGAAGGCTGAACTTTGGTACAAGGCCAAGGCGTGGTTGGAGCAGCGTGACTGTCGGTTGCCAAAGGATGAGCTGCTGATTGCTGAGTTGGCCACCGTGCGTTATATGTTTACGAGCAACGGAAAGATTCAGATTGAGAGCAAAGATGAGATCAAAAAGCGGGGTTTGGCCTCACCTGACAAGGCTGATGCTTTCTGTTTGACCTTTGCATCAGATGCGGTGATTGGCATGATGGGATCGAAGGCTGGCAACAACTGGGCGCAACCGTTGAAAAGAAACCTCTCAAGGGTTGCATAATTGCGTTATGCGTCAACACGCATGGGGATTGCTTAATCTGCTGAGGGGGCGGTCTAGAACGCCATTAACCTAGGGCCGCAGTCTCCAGCCGTGTTGGTGCGGAGTAACTGGGTTATAAATTTCTAAGTGGGATTTTCCTCAGAACTCCCTGCACCAACGCTTAATTCTTTAAAGGGGATTTGTATGAGCAAGTTGACGAGAGATGACAACGGTCAGATAGCGACATTTGGCAAGATGGGTACAACTCAGGTGATTACTGTTGGCGCTACCACTGGTCAGTCTACTGCTGTGGCGGCCAACTGCACCATTGTGCGTTTGGCAAATACCAATGCCGCGCCAGCCTTTTTCACTGTTGGCGCAAACCCGACAGCGACTTTGACCACCAGCGCGATGCTGCCTGTTAACGCCATTGAGTATGTTGAAGTCACTGGCGGCGACAAGATTGCATTTATTCGTGGTGCTGTTGCCACCGATGTGTCTGTGACGCAGATTTCATAAGGGGCTGAGATGTCTAAATTAACCCGCGATGACACTGGCAAGGTTTGCATATTTGGCAAGCATGGCGCGAGTCAGGTGATTACTGTCACCATAACAAGCCAGCAGTCTGCCGCCTTCGGAGCGCAGACCACCATTGTGCGTATTGCCAACGCTGGCACATCTCACTTGCACTATCAGGTTGGCTCAAATCCGACTGCATCAAATAGCACATCTACTCAGTTGCCCATCAACAAGGTTGAGTACATTGAGGTCAGTGGTGGTGACAAGATCGCCGTGATTGCGCCTGTCGCAACCATATTTTCTGTGACTGAGATCGTTTAAGGGGTACATGATGAAGATGACAAAGGCAGCAAAGAAGGTTGGCAAGGTGATGGGCGAGTACAAGGCTGGCACATTGCACTCTGGCAAAGGCGGCAAAGTGGTCAAGAGTCCCAAGCAGGCCGTGGCAATTGCGATGTCCGAAGCCAAGATGCCCATGCGCGGTGCTCGCACTGCCAAGAACATGAAGACCAAGGGGATGCGTTAATGGCTACGCTACAGCGCACCATGGATCAGGCCATGGATCAGGATGAGGGCTATGAGGGTGGCGAAGAGAGCTGCCCCATGGCAACGCAAGACATCACGCTTAATCTGAAGAATCGCGCCAAGGCGATTGACTCTGCGAACTACGGTCCTGAGAATCCCAAGCTGCCCAACAAGCAGTATTGGATGAAGATGGCTGATCAGTGGGAAGTGTCCGAGGACGAGGCCAAGCAAAGCCTGTGCGGTAACTGCGCGGCTTTCAACCAAGATGATTCCATGCTGGATTGCATCGCCAAGGGCATTGGTGACGAGGGTGACCCTTGGGCGGTGATTGATGCCGGTGACTTAGGTTACTGCGAGATATTCGACTTCAAGTGCGCGTCCAGCCGTACCTGTTCGGCATGGGTTGCCGGTGGCGAGGGTGAAGAGGATGAGGGTGAAGAGCCTGAGTCATTGTTGACAATCAAGATTGGAATGAAAAATGAAGACTAAGCCTGGCCTCTACGCCAACATCAACGCCAAACAAAAACGCATCGCCGCAGGCAGCGGTGAGAAGATGAACAAAGTGGGATCAAAGGCAGCACCGTCTGCCGCTGACTTCAAGCTGGCGGCCAAGACCGCCAAGAAGCCAAAGTCAAAGAAGTGATCTCACCCATATGCATCTCGACAGTACACGCAAAAGGTTTGCGGGTGATGCTCACAAGCATCGCCGAGTACTGTCCCGAAGTGCCTGTCTATTTGCGCGGTCCAGAGTCCATTATTGGCGGCTTTAACGCTGACCTGAAAGTCTTTGGTGCATCGCACAATTTCGGTGATGACTACAACGACATCATGGACAAAGCCTTTGCCGATGGCTTTGAGTCGGTGATTTGCGCCAATGACGATATTGTCCTGACTCCCAGCAGCTACCGGCTGCTGATGGAGGATGTGGCGCAGTTGAAAGCTGAAACTGGTGCGCCTGTGGGTTGGGTTTCTGCGCGTTGTGATGCGGCCAGACCTGTGCAAAATATTCGATCTAACCCCTTTGACCAGCAGCTGCACTACTTCAAGTACCCATACGAGGACGCAATTGTGCCGCTGGAATGCCCATCACCTATCTTTGCATGGATTGGGCGTGATGCGTGGGAGGCTGCAAAGTTTCCCCCACTAAATTGGTATTCTGATGATGTGCATTGTGAGGATTTGCGTGTCGCAGGCTTTCACCACTACCTAAGCCGGTCATATGTGCATCACATTGGCAGCCAGACTGTGGGCATGAACGGTGACGCACTGACCAAGGCCGCAATACCGTGGCTCTTAAAGAACAGACCGGAATATGCAAAGCAGTGGTTTAACTCTTAATCTCGGTTCGGGCAAGGATCGCCGAGCCGATTGCGTGAATGCTGACATTCGCGCCGATGTTGGTGCTGATTGGGTGGTGGACATTGGTGCGCCAATGCAGATCGACCGACAGTTTTCCAAGATCATCGCCAATGATGTGTTGGAGCACATATCGAACTTAGTGCAGGCCATGACCAACTGTCGGGATTTGCTGGAGATGGGTGGCGAGATGCACATTCATGTGCCGTATGACTTGAGTCATGGCGCGTGGCAAGACCCAACTCATGTGCGTGCTTTCAATGAGAAGTCATGGGTGTACTACTGCGAGTGGGCGTGGTACTTGGGTTGGAAGGGCAGTCGGTTTGAGTTGGAACATTTGCAAATGAGTCTCAGCAATTACGGTGCAAGCCTAGAATTGCCGCAAGATGAAATATTGCGACTGCCGCGTGCAGTTGATTCTATGTATGTGATTTTGAAGAAAGTGCCTTATGAAGACACCAGCGTGGCAGCGTAGTGAAGGGAAAAATCCCAAAGGCGGCTTGAATGCCAAGGGACGCGCCAGCGCAAAGGCCGAGGGCATGAACTTGAAA